AATGGCTCGTGGGTACAAGCCATAGCCGAAGCCACATTCAGTGGTGGTACAGTAAGTACCCCAGGTGGTATAACACAATCAGTTCAATATAATGATGGGTCAGGTGGCTTCACAGGAGATGCCTCATTCACAAGAAGTGTAACGGGACCTTCACAATCATTCTTTGTTAATTCAGTAATAGGTACAGATGAAATGGCTATGGGTACTGCCGATTGGTCTTCTATTATAGGTATTCCTGTATCAGGTTCTGGGTTACTATACACATCAGGTGATATATTCTCAACTCTATTCGTTGGAGATGCCACACAGGTAGGTGGATCAAAGGGTCTATTCTCTTTCAATCAAGATGATTTATCAGGAGATACTTCGGTACTATCAGTCAGTTATGAGGGTGTCAGTATTAGTATAGATACGGCAAGTGCCAGTAACGCCATTACAATAGAGCCGACTATAACAGAACTTGTATTTAATAATAATGATTATAAGGCAGAGGTTATATTAGAAGCCACTGGTTCAATGCTTTCATTCAAGGATGAGACTGGTCCAACCATAGAGAATAATATTATAGTTAATACTAACGGTGTTGCAATAAACACACTACCTGATTATGATGATGATACGGCTGCTGGTGTTGGTGGTTTGATAACTAATGATGTTTATCAGACAACAGGTTCTGGTGCTGCACCATTGAACGCTGCTGGTATAATGATGATTAAACAGTAAATCTGAACAATTAGATAAAAAATATAACCAATAATATGGAAGATAATTTACCAGTATATAATATTGTAATAGACAAAGAAACACAAGGTCTAAACTTTGTATCATTTGTAGCAGACCCAGCCATTATGGAAATGGGTTTAGCCTTTTCTAAAAACGAACAAGCATCATTTAAATTTAACAAGGATAAACAAGTAGTTGTTGGTCCAGCTATGATTGCTGACCTACCACTTTATCGTGAGATAGATGGTGAAGGTTTCTATGTAGTTTTTACTAAAGAAGTAATAGAAGAACTTGTTGAGAAGTTTAACAAAGATTCTATTGATAAGAAGATTAATGTTGATCACGGTGATGTGGTCGAAAGTGCTTTTATTAAATCCAATTGGATTAAAGAAGATATGAAATTTGATAAGTCCAATATTTATGGGTTTGAAAATATTCCAGTTGGTAGCTGGTTCATCGAGGTTAAAGTTGATGATGCTGCTTTCTGGGAAAACGATATAAAGTCTGGTGGCAAGTTCGGGTTCTCTGTTGAGGGGATATTCGGATTAAATTATCAAGAGTTTAATAAAAAAAATAATGAAAACAAAATGGATATCAAAAATTTGACACCAGAAGAAATTACTCTTATTGAGAAGTTTAGAAATGGTACATTTGCTGAAGAAGTTGTTGAAGTTGAAGAAGAGGAAGTTGTTGAAGCTGCATCTGAGGACGAAATCATTGAAGAAGAAGAAGACTCTATTAAAAAAGAGGAAGAAGTTATCAATGAGGAAAAGGACGAAGAAGAAGTTGAGGCTGAAGAAGAAGTTGAGGTTGAAGAAGCTCCTGTAGAGGAAGTTCAATCTGACGAAGACGCTATTATGGCTTTGGTTCAACCTAAACTTGACGAACTTGTTGCAATGATTGCAGAGGTTAAATCAATGGTTGAGGCTAACGAAGTACCAACTGAGGATGTACCAGTTTTACTTAGTGTTGACACGAGAGCTGAGAAGCTTAAATTGTTCAGACAAAAGTTCGTAAACTAAAAATTAAACAAAAATGTATTTTTTATAACCATTTATATAAGTTGTAAAAAACAAAAAAACAAAAACAAAAAAATGAAGAATAACGAATTAAGATTTGATATTACAGATACTTCAACAACTAACCCAGTTGACTCAGCCGAGATTTATAGAGCTGCATTGATTGAAGGTGGTTCAAAGGAGTTATTCACACCAATCTTGGATGTGAAAGATAAGGCAAGAATTAGAAAAGGTGGACTTGGAAATGTCCTACAAACTGATGGTTGTACTTTCAACGATCAAGGTGCAGGAACTCTTTCAGAGAAACTTGTTTCAGCTTGTCCAATTAAAGTGAACATTGAGATTTGTCAATCAACACTTGAAACTTCTTTCGTATCACACGAAATGGCTAAAGGTTCAAACCACGCTGATTTTGCACCAGCAGAATTCAGAAACTATTTAACATCTGAACTTTCAGCTAAAATGTCAGCTGACTTCGAAGTAGTTACTTGGCAAGGAGATTCAGCAACATCAAGTTACCCAATGGGTCTATGTGATGGTTTGTTGAAACAATTTGCAGCTGATGCTGATGTTGTTGATGTAGCTGCTGGTAGTGTAACAAGTGCTAATGTGATTGCTGAAGTTAATAAAGTATATGATGCACTTCCTGAAGCGATTAAGTTCTCTACAGATTTGAAGATATTTGTATCTAGTAATGTACTTGGTGTTTACAAGCAAGCTGTTGCAGCTGCTTCAGCTGAAGCTTACTACACAAAAGATGCACCTCTAACATTCTTAGGAATTGAGTTGATTCTTGCACAAGGTCTTCCTTCTAACAGAATGGTTGCAGCTGAGTTGAAAAACTTGTTCTTGATTTCTGACCTTATGGCAGACTTCCAAGACATTAGAATTCTTCCAATGCTTGACACGACTGGTGACGACACAATTAGAGTTGTTGGTAGATTGAAGTATGCTGTATCTTACGCATATGGAGCAGAAGTTGTAATGTACGCATAATAACACAAAATTGAAATGGAGGTAGATTAAGTTCTACCTCCACTTTCAAATAAAAAAAGAAAACAAAAAATATGTCTTGTAATATATTAACAGGTATACCTAAGGGATGTGAGAACAACCTTGGTGGGATCCAAAAGTTTTACATAACTGATTTTGATGGTGTGACAGCATCTTGTGTTACTGGTACAATGTCAGCATTGACAACAACTAACGCATTTGTTGAATATGAGTTCAATAAAAACTCATCATCATTCATCGAAGAAGCAGCTATTTCATTAGAAAATGGATCAACATACTACACGGTTACAACTAACTTGGTAATCCCAAGGAGAGAAGTAGCTAAAAGAAACTCACTACAATTGGTGGCAGCTGGACAACAGGATGTCTTTATCATTATAAAAGATGGTAATGGATTATACTGGATTCAGGGACTTACTGAAGGAGCAAATCTAACCGCTCAAGGTGAAGGTTCTGGCGTCGTAAAGGCGGATGGTTCTAAATACTCACTCGCATTCACAAGTGAGGAGCCAGAACAGATGTGTGAACTAAACGATCCAGCTATCATAGCTGCCCTTGGTTTATCATAATCTACATTTAAATTAAACCCTCATCTATTGATTTAGGTGGGGGTTTCTCATTTTACTTAAACATTTCATTTTTTAGTATAACCATTTGTAAAGGAACTTTATTAAGTTATGATTACAATAAACAAAGGTGTTACTAATAGCACAATATTTACATTAACGGAGAAGTCCACACTGCCAACACCAAATTATCTATTTAGTTTTACTAATGATAATAGTGGTGTTAATAACTTATTTAATATGACTGACACATCAGCATATCCACGAAGGTATAATGAATTTGATTTGGTCGAAACATCAGTTACTAATCCATCATTGGGACAAGTAGATTTAGAATATGGTTGGGGTACTTATGAGGTATATGAAGGCATAACAGCCACATTATCAGTAAGTGGTACAACAGGATTAGTATTAGAAGAAGGTAAATACTTTGTTAGTGGTTACCCAGTTAATTATAGTAGTGGGATAGATAATATCTATTTATAAAAATAAAAGAAAAGAATGAAATTATTCGGATATGAATTTGGAAAAGTAAAGATAGAAGAACCAGTGGCTCAGCCAATGAAGTTCCAGTCTTATAGCGACTACTATGCTAATGGTAGAAGTTCTAATATATTATTAGAGCCTTGGTATGAAACTAATAGTGGTAATGGTTATGTCCGTTTTGGACCAACCAACCTATTCCCACAAGAAATAGATAACCTTTATAATACATCAGGGTTACACTCTGCTATTATAGATTTTAAGAAGAATCTAATATCTGGTAATGGGTTTGAACTCGAAGGTTCTGAAACATTAGAAGCAATGAAGAAGGTTGAGCTATCTCAATTTACTAATTTCATTACAGGTGATGGTGATTTGAACAATCTATTAATTGAGATTTCATTAGATTGGTTGCTACACAATACAATTTACCTTAAACTATATTGGAATTCTGATAAGTCTAAGCTGTTAAAGGTTGAAAGATTACAACCATCCAGTATTAGAGTTAACCCTGAGCCTAATGACCCGAATAAGATTAAGAGTTACTCTTATTCATTTGATTGGAGAGAACAGGGTAGATATCATATTAAAGAATATCCAGCTTTTGATAGAAGTAATAAAGAACAAAAGGTTGAGGTTATAAGATATATTAAGAAGAACCCACAAACAAAGTTCTATACATTGCCTGATTATATACCAGGACAGAATTGGATACAATTAGATGGTAACATCAGTAACTTTCACAATTCTAATTTAAAGAATAGTGTTAATCCAGGTATGATATTCCAATTTCATAAGATACCAGATAGTCGCGAAGACCAGAGATCAATTGAGAAAAGTGTTGCCAATGCTGTTGGGCCAGAAAGAACTGGCAAGCCAACTATATTATGGGCAAATGGACCTGAAAATGCTCCAACTATAACACCTGTTGATCCATCTAACTTAGATAAACAATTTATTGTAACTGGTGAACAAGCTTCATTGAATATTTGTTACTCACATAGAATAGACCCTAACATTATGGGACTGCCAACACCTAAAGGATTCGGTAATGGTGAAATTGATATATCATTTGAGATTTTTAACAAGCAATCTATTCAACCAGAGCAAAGACAAATTGAATCTATTGTTAATTCTCTATTGGTTATGAGTGGACTTAGTGTAACTTTTACTTTAAATGAAGTTGAGTTATACACAAAAAAAGAAGAAATAAAATAAGATGGCATTAACACTATTCGTATCCGAAGCATATATAAAATCATTTACACCAATTGGACAACTTGTTGATTGGTCCGAAGTTAGTCCGACAGCAGAGTTATGTCAAGATTCCTTTATACAAGATATATTGGGAACTAATTTCTATGTTTACCTACAAGGTAAGTATATTGCACAGACTTTAACAGCTGATGAAACAACACTTGTTAGTAAGATAAAGCCAGCACTTGGTCATAGAGCGGCTGAAATGTGCGTACCCTTCATAAACTATCAATTAAAGAATAAAGGTCTAATGACACAAACTGGTGACTATGCTGCGGGTTCTGACCTTGATACGGTTCGTTACATTAGGGGTGAAGTTATGGATAGAGCTGAGTTCTATGAACAAAGACTTATTAAATATCTTTGTGAGAATGGTTCATTATTTCCTGAATATCAAAATGATAATGATGATGATATGCCACCTAATAGTGATTCACCTTATAACTCTCCAATCATTTTTATCTAAAAGTGGTATTTCATACTTAATATATATATTAAAATAAAAGAAAGTATATGAAGGTAATTAAAATTAATGAAAAGGAATATAGTGTTTATAGTGATGTTTCAGAACTTAACTTAGATAGATACCAACAAATATCAGCAGTTGCTCAAAAGGAAATGGATCCTATTGATAAGTCACTGGGTATGATAGAGTGTTTAGTCAAGGGTTCTATAACTAAAGATGAATTAGATGAAATTGATTTAGACGAGATTGATGAGATCCTATCAGCTGTTAATTCAGATGTAGAGACTAGCAAGCCAAGAGAATCATTTACACACGATGGAATCGTATATAAACTGGTTGGGAATGTTGATAAGTTTATGTTTAAGGCTAGACAGATTAAGACTATATCACAGGCTATGAGCCAAGATAATGTATTTTACATTTCTAAAATGGCTTCCGTTCTATATTCAGACGGTGAGACAAGTGAGAATAAAAGAGAACTTATTTTCAATGAGTATATGACGGCTGATTATATTCTTCCGTTCCTAAAAATTCTTATTGATAAGTATGCTTAAAGGATGGGGTGATATAACTTTATCATCCTATATCGAAGTTATAGACAGCGTTTCAAATGTAGATGATATATTTGAGGTCCTGTCTATTGTCTTTGATAAACCTTTGGATGAAATAGAAGCATTAGATTATGATGATATATTAAAAATGGAGAAAGAGGTCGAGTTTATATTTCAACCTATAAACAATGATTTTAAACCACATATTAATATTAATAATTATGATTTTTATTTGATTCCATTTGATGAATTAGAGTTCGGAGCCTTTATAGATTTAGAACACTTATTCTCAGGCGAATATATTTATAATTTACCTAAGATATTCTCTATATTATACAGAAGGATCGAAAAGAAAGCTGATGATTTGAATAAACCAACCTATGAAAAGTATGGTGATTGGTTGAATATAAGAGATTCTATCTTTGAAATGTCAATAATAGAAGATGTTTATGGTGTTGTATCATCTTATTTAAAGTTTAAGACAGCTATTTACACTACTTACGAAGGATTATTTGAAGAAAGGGATGAGGATTTAAACGAATCAGAGGAGATGGAAATGTTGAGAGATATGACTGGTAAAGAAAGAGAAGAATATTATAACGAAAAGAATGTTGCTGGTTATGGATGGGAGATTATGTTGCTTCGTTTATCTAATAATGATCCAACTAAGATGTTAGAATCAGCCTCAATGAAAGTTTATCAAGCACTTAACATCTTAGGTATGATGAAGAACCTGAAGATTGGTTAAAAACAATAATGTTATTGATATAACCAAATATATACTGACGAAGTTAGTACTTAAAAGATATTAAATAAATATGATGGATACATATAATTCCTTTATTGATAGGATAAACGATGAGTTCGCCTCATTACATTTACAAATACAAAGATTTGAGGAAGGATTCTATGATGATTTAGGACCTTTTGCAACCGATAATGAACTATGGCCCATTATGTGGTTAGTTCCTGAGGATGTTACATTCCTAGAGAACTCGGTTTCATCTTATAACATTAGAGTATATTTCCTTGACTTATTAGAAAAGGATGATTCAAATGAAAGAGATGTTATATCAGATCAGTTATCAATTGCTCGTGACTTTACGAATTGGTTGAGAGAAGATACTACTAATAGATTTAATCTATTAAACGAACCATCATTGGTTCCAGTTAAATCTGTTATAATGGATTATACCGCTGGTTGGTATTGTGATATGACTATTGAAGTTGAGACAGAAATGTCTGAATGTACAATTCCTTTTGGTTTAACAAGCTCAACACCAGTTGGTTGTGACCCAGTTACTATTAATATCAATGGTACTTTCTTT